CTAGGGTCAATCAAACTTTACCGCTTGGTCAAATATAAACGTGCTTTGTCCAGTTTTAATCAAAGTTATGCCTTAATTTTGTGCGGTCTTCGTCAATATCTGCCCAATATTTTAACATTAAAATCGGACACAATTATCCATGTCGCAGAAACGTCGAACAGATAAATCCAGCACGACTGCAGCTGTCCAAGGTTTCGCGGGTATGATGTCTGATGTGCCGTTACCTGATGGGATCGAACTGCGAACAGATTTAGAGCGTATAATCTGGCATCAGTTTTCACGCGCCCGCGCACGCGAAGATTGGCGCGATATGGATCTAATCTTGCTGGCTAAAATAGTGCGCATGGAAGCCGATATTCGTACTGCTCAAACAGAGTTAGACGAAGTCGGAATGATGGTCGAAAACAAGCGTGGGACACCAATCCCTAATCCGCTGTTGTCGGTCATTGATACACTCGAACGAAGGCAGCTTGCGGTCATTCGCAGCATGTCCCTCAACCAAACTGCTTCCGATCCCCGAACACTCAATGGCTTTGCAAAGCTAGAAACGAAAGCACGTTCAGCGATTGCAAAGGTCGAAGCAGACGATTTGATCGCTAGGCCGCAGTAAGTTAATCTCCGCCGAACTCAAAGCTAGCATACAGTTCACAAGTGAAAGTATTACTTTTGGGAGCTAACTTATCGCGTAATGGGATCACTTCTCTCTTTGCCCATTCGTCAACAATTTTAAAATCTTCAACAGACTGAGCTGTTAAATAGGCAGTATGCCTACACGGATCAGCGACATCTGTGGCAATTTCGACGGTAAACTTATCACTTAGCTTTCCATCAAATTCAGACCATTTTTGCTTAAGTATAATTATAAACATTTCACACTCTTGAGCATCTTTAAATGTGTTCGTTATTGTTCGTCTGATCTCTGGCATGAAAGTGTTCCTTACTGTCTGATAGGAAGATACCATAAAAATGACGACACGCGGAGAAAAGGTTTGCCAGTTCATCGAACGCTACTGCTTGATCCCAGAAGGTAGCAAAGTTGGCCAGCCGATAAAGTTGTTAGACTTTCAGCGTAAGTTTGTTCTCGACGTATACGATAATCCAGCTGGCACGTCCCGCGCTTATCTTTCGGTGGCTCGGAAAAACGGTAAGTCGGCACTGATTGCAGCTATCGTCCTTGCTCACTTGGTGGGGCCAGAGGCCAAGCAGAACAGCCAGATCATCAGCGGTGCGCGGTCACGCGATCAGGCGTCTTTGGTTTTCAAACTTGCTGAAAAGATGGTCAGACTGTCGGATGAGCTAACAAAAATTGTGCGTATTGTCCCAAGTCAGAAGTCATTGGTCGGTTTGCCCTGTAACGTTGAATATAAAGCAATCTCTGCTGAAGCGGGGACCGCGCATGGCTTATCCCCTACCTTAGCCGTGCTTGACGAAGTCGGGCAGGTGCGTGGTCCTCACGATCCGTTCGTGGAGGCTATTGAAACGGCGCAAGGTGCGCATCATCAGCCCCTGTTGATTGCCATCAGCACCCAAGCCGCCACGGACGGTGACCTATTCTCATTGTGGTTAGACGATGCCGCAAACTCAGCTGATCCACGTATCGTGTCGCATCTCTACACCGCGCCAAAAGATTGCGAACTGTCAGACCGCAAAGCATGGGCGGCTGCGAACCCCGCTATGGCGCAGTTTAGATCACAAACAGATATTGAAGACTTTGCTGCACAGGCCGAACGGCTCCCAGCAAAGGCCAACAGTTTCCGTTGGCTATACCTTAACCAACGGATCGAGGCGCAATCGCCATTCCTTTCTCGGGCAGAGTGGGAGGCCAACAACGCGTCTCCCAACGTCGAGCACGGAGATTATTGCTTCGCAGGATTGGACTTGTCAGCTAGCCGTGACCTCACGGCTCTCGTTTTAGTTTTTCCCAAAGCGGACAAGTTTCACATACAGCCTCATTTTTTCCTTCCGTCTGATGGGCTGCGTGATAAATCCCAAGCGGAGAAAACGCCTTATGATCTTTGGGCCGACGAAGGATTTCTGCACACAATAGATGGGCCAGTCATTCAGCCTGCTGTTGTGGCACAGACCGTTGCGGAACTTGCTGAAACTTATGACCTGCAATTGCTTGCGTATGACCGCTGGCGCATCAACGATTTCCAGCGCGAGCTGGATAACATTGGTGCGCAGATACCGATGAAAGCATTCGGGCAGGGGTTTCGTGATATGTCGCCTGCGGTAGATAAATTGGGACGCTTAGTTGCGGAACGGAAGTTACACCATGGCGGAAACCCGATCTTAAACATGTGTGCGGCGGGTGCAGTTGTGCAATCCGATCCTGCTGGAAACAGAAAGCTGCACAAAGCAAAAAGCTACTCAAAAATCGATGGGCTAGTTGCTCTTGCGATGGCGTTAGGGTGCATGAGTGCGGACGATTTAATACAGCCGACGTCGCCGTGGGATGATCCAGACTTCAAGTTGGCTGTTTAGTGTGGACAGAGCAAAACGAGCATCGTGACAAAATCTAATTTACCACCAAGCATTGTAACATCTAGCTTTTTGGCTCTGTCATCATTTAATAGCAATACGGAGTTGACCATGTACACGGTGTCACTGCTGTAATGCGCCCAGTACCCACCACCTAAATCTTCTTTTAACAAAAGGTTAAAAATTTGTGGTGCTTGGTTGGGCATGCTTACTGCCAAAGTATCTTCATTAACGGTTAAGAACACATCACCTGTTGGGAGAGCGTCACCTGCCATTTTTTGGGTTCACCGTCTGCTTCGTAGAGCATCGCGCTCTGCATTTCACAAGTGTACGATCTTGCGGCGGCGGTTTGGCTTACTGAAATCAACGCAAGCACGAAAAATAAAATCAATCTCATTATAAACTCCTTAAGCACAGGAAACCACACCATGGGTCTGTTTGACAACTTTTAAGACGGGAGCGCAGACGACTTGATACAGCGGACGTTGCCGTGGCATGATCCTGACTACAAGTTAGCAGTTTAATTGTTGTTAAACATGCGTCGCTAGGTACCAAACAAATATTGGTAATTCAGGAAACAACACAATAAATGCCAAGGCAAAGCGTTGCAATCTTGGATTAGTGAAACTCTGCGTATTAGCTAAATCTAATAGCCTAACAGTGCGCAATTTCTGCGTTATAAAAGTCAATGGGCTGCCTCAATTTATATTTTTTATTTTTTTCTGATTAGCACATTTTTGTACTTAAATCATATCTATAAAAATTTGAGAAAAATGTATGTGTTGTTGCAGCAACAGCAAGATCGACGGACTGGTTGCGCTTGCAATGGCGTTAGGGTGCATGAGTGCGGACGACTTAATACAGCCAACCTCGCCGTGGGATGATCCAGACTTCAAGTTGGCTGTTTAGTCTTCCGTAGGCCGTTTGAAAATCCAGTTAATAAGTAAATTGCCAATCAATCCAAAGGCTACGATTATCGCAATCGTGATGCCGAAACTTGAATAGAGTTCAGAGCGATTTGTTTCGTCGATCCCTTGCATCATAACTACACCGCCAAACGGCAGAATATATGTGAACACAAGGTATGCCCACAACGCAACAATCAAGGCTCTGCGCAGAATTTCCATAGATCAAGGAAACCACAGCATGGGTCTGTTTGACAACTTTAAAAAAGCTGAGGCGCGGTCACTCGAAAACCCAACTGTGCCTGTTTCGGCAGACAACTTTCTGCACCTGATGGGCTGGGGAGACTTCCATTCGACGTCAGGTGTGACGGTAAATATTGACACTGCCCTTGGTGTTCCTGCTGTTTGGGCAGCGGTCAATTTTATTTCAGGCACCTTGGCCAGCTTGCCGCTTGAGGTGTATCGCGGAAACGAGCGTGTTACTGACGGTATTGGCACGTGGCTTAACCGTGCAATCAATCCAACGACATCATCGTTTCAGTGGCGCAAGTACAGCTATGAGCAAACCTTAACAGGTGGACGCTCAGTTACTCTTATACTTCGTAATGGTCGCGGTGATGTTACCGATCTCGTTCCGCTTGATCCTGCTGATCTGCATGTTCAAGAAGTTATGACGTCGGAGTTTCCAACAAAAACTTACCGCAGTAAAAGCCGCGTCTATCAAGCCTCAGAGGTCATTGATCTGACCTTTATGCAGAAGCATAATCAGATCGATATACGTGGCCCGATCATGGCCAATAAAGACATCATTGGTTTGGCTATTGCATCAGCCCGCTATGGCTCCAAAGCCTTCCAGTCTGGTGGCATTCCGCCAGCGGTACTGCAAGGGCCATTTCAAAGCGGTGCAGCAGCTCAGCGGGCGTCCGAGGATGTCGTGGCAACGACTGCGAAGCTAGCGCGGGAAGGGCTGCCAGTCATGGCTTTACCTGCAGGTCACGAACTACGATCTGTTGGGTTCTCCCCAGAGCAGATGCAGCTTTTAGAGTTGCAGCAATTCTGTATCGAACAAATCGCGCGTATCTATTCATTGCCGCCAGTTTTCATCCAAGATTTGAGCGATGGAACATACTCCAATGTGGAGCAACAGGATTTGCATTTCGTAAAGCACACGCTGCGTCGGTGGATTGAGCAGACAGAACAAGAGATGAACCTGAAACTATTTGGCCGTGAGAGTGACATGGAAGTCCGCTTTAACGTGGATAGCCTGCTTCGCGGTGACCTTAAGACCCGTATGGAAGCCCACGCGACTGCAATTCAGAACGGCATTAAAACACCGAACGAAGTGCGCGAAAAGGAAGGCTTAGAACCTTTACCTGCTGGCGATGATTTGATGATCCAAGGTGCAACAGTACCGATTTTAAGCCAAGAAAATGTGGGTGAGGAAGTTTCTTCGTAGCCAACGTTAACAGGAGCCTCACCCCAAGTTCAAACAACAAATAGGGAGTATGTTGTGCTTAATTGTACGGCTTGGTTTTAAAATGAGATCAATAACTACACTGCGACACAATGGCAGTGTGCCAATGCGTGAGCTGACACGGTGGAGTGATCAACCCACGCAAAGGCAAATATAGGACGGCTTTCGCCGCACCATATAAGTCTTAACGACTTAAATTTCTAAACATTTAGAGGAACATAATATGGACAACCGAGAAAGTCGGCAGTCTGCATCTTTTGAGGTGCGGGCTATTGATGATGCGACGGTCGCCGTCGAAGGTTACTAACGCGGATGCCGTAGGAGGATGGCGGTATACTTGGACCACTTGGGGATACACTAGGACATCTTCTGGATTGTCGGTTCAGCAGAGGCCGCCATCCTGTACTGATTATTTAGCACAAAACATACCATTTGTAAAAAATAAGTGAAAAGACCGACCTGCTAACGGCATCGCAATGCTGGTTATGGTGCTGACACGGATGCCTTAACCCATACGACTGGTTTCACCTCATTTTTGAGCGCATCTAACTTTTTCTTTGTCTCTTATCACATAATTCCGTGTTCCCGTGCTTGTAGTCCGCTTAGGAGCCTTTGGAAGCTTTTGTCCGTCTAATACCTCCTCGCCATGTTTTCGTTTTGTACAAGTACCGTTTAATGATGTTTTTTTCTTTAGCGCATCGCAATCGTAAGATAATTGGAACCATACGCCATACTTTTCTCCAAACGGTATCCCAACATCGTCCAAGTTGAACTTAGTACTTTCATTTCTGCGCAAGCATTCTGAAAAAGCTAAATAATCACCACCAAAGTATATAGCTGCGACCGCGAACTTCTTGCTTTCGTTTTTAACTTCAACAAAATTTTCAGCAGCGACATGCGTTGCAGTCAAACAAAAATAGCTGATTGCCAACAAAGAAAATCGTTTAATTAATTTGTTAATTTTCATGTTTTCTGATCCTTAAGTTTTAAAGCAAAGAAGACGCAAGCGCGTATGAAATGCTTTCGGTCTACGTCCTAATCATCGCTTTCTGAAACATCCTCGTCCTCAGCATTTTGATCAGAAGAGGTATTAGCGTTTCCTGAAGTAGATGACGCAAGTTCAGCTGACACGGTGCTTGTCTGAGTATTGTTGTCTGATTGACTTATAGTATTGGATAGTCCGTCAGTGATGCTAATCGTCGTATTTTGTGTTTCCGACTGCAAAATCTTAGAAGACTGATCCATTGCATGTTTGAATAGCTCAATAGCTTCTTTCTTATCTAAATTGAGATTTCTTATTAATTCACATGTCCGATAAAAGTATTCGCGCGTGGTGAGTACAGCTGGTGTTCGCCCCATCATCTCTTGACCCGCGACACCTTTGGAAACATTTCTGTCCACTGAATTATTAGTTGTTTTAGTTATACTAAAGTCCGCACCCCGACTGTTGTTTGCTGAAAACGTTGCATCAGGAGCATTATTTGAGCAGAGAAACATTTTTTCTTCTGGGTTCAACGCAACTGTCGTACTGGTTTCCGCCGTATCAGTCAGAAGAACAATGCTAGAAGATTTTTCTAAATGTTTGACCGATGGGTCTATTTTGGGCGTGCCGCAGGCAGTTAAAGCTAAAACAGGGAGAGCGTAGAAAAGGTATGTAATTTTTTGAAATGCAGCTTTCTGCATAATCAGCTCCCATTTTAGCAATTAAGACTTAAGCGTCCGATTACCTCAGCCTACAGGTTTCTCAAATAATAGCAAAGGTTACTACATGGACCCGCTAACAGCATTGCGATGCTGGTGATGGTGCTGACACGGATGCCTTAAAACCCGCTTCCACCACCGACATCGTTGGGCCAAGATTGTTTGCTTAAGTCAACGTTTTCTCTATTCGATGACATCATTTTGGTTGTCACTAAGATTGAGGTGAACGCTCCAAAGATCATTGTTGCAATCAAATTGTTTGCGAACTTATCGCTATCGGCAAAGAGAGTTAGTACCCCGAAAACAAGAGTATTGCTGGCACCTAGAATTGTTAGTGTTTTGAGCATTGCGAACTCCAACTTCGCACACCTTAGCAAAATTTCGTCAAAAAATCAAAAATAGGTGACCCCATGGACCCGCTAACAGCATTGGCGGCGATCAAGACAGGTGTGGCTGCGGGTAAGCAACTGCACAATCTGTCGAAAGAGATCGCTGGGTTTTTTGATGCCACCGATGGTGCAAAGAAGGCCCACGCCAAAAAGAAAAACGGCATCTTTGCGACGGCTAACGAAGAGGCGATGGCTACGTGGACACAAGCGCAGAATGCAAAGACAGCTGAAGCTGAACTGCGTGAGTTTATCGTCAACACCAAAGGGTTTTCCGCTTATCAGGAGCTGCTGAAGATACGCCGTGAAGTCATTGCACAACGCAAGGAGGCAGAGCGTCAGGCGCAGTTAGAGGCCGAAGAACGTGCTGAAATGATAATGACCGTCTTTGCCGTACTGCTTCTCATTGTTGCGGCGGTCAGCGGAGCAGGGGCGTGGCTCTATTACAAAGGATGGATTGATCTATGAACGAACTGATCCCTGACAAACAAGCATACCAAGTCAATAAGCGTCGTATGGCGTGGACTGCGCTTGGTATGATGATCGTCTCTACGATTGCAGTCTTGATAGACCCCGCAAGAATGGCTGAAGCAGATGCTGTGCTGATGATGATGTATGGATCGCTATCCGCACTGGTTGGTGCTTACTTTGGTTTCTCTGGTGCAGGAAAAAAGTGAGGCCAGCAAATCCGTTGGCGTAGACGCTGACCTCACAATGTTTGCCACCAATAGAAAGAAGACGACGGCGGCAAATTAGGTGCCTCGATGTGCGATAGGTAAGGAACACACCAAGGCGTTAGCTCAACGCATCGAAACTGTGCATTCTGAATTACTCAAATGGGTGAGTACAACCACGCTTACGCGGCAGTCTCCTTGTGTTGGCTGAGTAAACGCTAACACCTTTTACTGAAATCACTTAAATGAATTTGACCGAAACATTGTGCGATCAAACATCTTATCGATTTTAGGTGGAGATTGTTTCACAACAAAAGTCGATGCAATTCCTTCTTCTGTTTTTACAGATTTAATTTTGCC